AATAGTAAATGAACGGCCCGCCCCAAACAGCGGCGCCAATGACGGCTTGCGTGATAGTCCACAAAATGCGTTTCATATCGTGCAGCATCCACAGCATGGCGCGTCCTCGCAGCGGCCACGGGGGTTACGGTAGAACGTGCTGGCGCCGTTTTCACCGTAGAACGTGACGGCAAAATCGCCCGGCTCTGCTATCCAAGCTTTACGGGTCACAGTGTCATATTTGATTTCATCACCCGGGTTTATGCGGTGGCCGGTGATAGCGTCGCGCCCGGGATATCGGGCTTGCATGGTCTTAATCATAAATTACCCCATTAACTAAAATTTTGGTTAGGTTAGCTGCGGGTACGTGACGTACCGTTGAACCGTCGATATGACGATTCCAAGTGCCCATAAAGTCGACGGAAACCACTGGCCCGTTGACGTTAACCACGCGACCACGCGCGTCGGCCACACGCTTATCGCACCCGAGTCGGCGGACGACGTCGCGGTGAAATGTAACTTTATCGCCGATAGAAAATTTAATCATTTGTTGATCCATGCGTGTGTGTCGGCGTCGTCATACGCGACTAGCATGGCAGCGGCCAAATCTTCGCGTGTGGTCGTCGGGTCTTCGCTGATCGACTCGCGCCAGCCGTTGTTTGGGTCGAGCCGGTCGGCAAAGTCTAGTAGCTGGGCAATGCTGTAAGCGCGCAGCATATCGGGTAGTTTGGTCATATGTCACTCCTAAAATGATAGCTATAAACCTATACCCGATAAGGGCTAGGTGCCAATATGGTCTAAAAATGCAGACCCCTAAACCCTAGCACGTAGGGTTTAGAGAGTGCATTGTTATGCGGTAGCTATCGCGATGGTTCGACGGGCGTGACCCGCAGCATGGTCTGCTATGACGATATCGCGCGCCTTGATGCTAGTACCGGCGCAAAGGGTACATTTGGCGCAAGTTGATTTTCGACCGGCTTCGGCGCTGGCTGGACACATAGCTTCGCCGGGTTGGACATCGATACCCTGCGATACGCGAAAAACCCGCATACCCAGTAGGTTAGCCTTTGCAGCCTGATCGATGGTATCGGCACTAGCCATTACAAGGGGAGCCCATGCGTCAACGTCAAACCCTGCGCTATCCCATTGATGGGTATAACCCCTGCGACCTAAGGCATACCGTGTGATTTGCGACCACATACGTACCGGTGCAGCAAATGGATCGCCATAAGTACCGATGCGTACAATTTTGCCCGCTAATGCGGCCGCAATGGTGGCCGGATCGGCTTTGACGTACCGTCCGCGCAGATATGCGTTATAGACCGATAGCACTGATTTTGCTACTTGTACATAACATGGCGGTTTTCCCGACTTTTTAGCCAGCATCGGGCGATGCTCGCACTGGCCGCATACGCTCGCGTCGGCGCCGGTCTGTAGTGCTTTCACCGGGTCAACATCGGCACGGAGGATAAAGCTCTGCACAATGGCGCCGGTTTTCGCGTTTTTGGAACCGTCGATCTTGTTGATGATAACGACAATGGGTTTTCCATCAATGATCGATGGACCCTCGTATGCGATGTAACCTAAGATTTTCATACTGTACTTTAGTGAGATGCGGATTGCATCGCATAGCGGCCAGTGGCCGCTATACGCTGGAATCAGACCGATGTCACCGCGCCAGCCGCCGCGCTTAGGGTTTTAAGGATCGCGTAGTAATCCGCATATGAAAGGCCGATATCGGTCGGGTAGATCACGCGATTGTGATCGTATGCGCTCATAACGCCGCGCTGAGTAAATTCGGTGCTGGCGGGTAACACATAGTCAATGCCACGATCAATGTCTAGCATGACGATTGCGCCCGATTCGAGTCGCTGCGCGGCGATACGTTGGCCGTGTTCGGTGTAGGTGCGGTGAGTGTTAAATGCGATCATTTGGTACTTTCGTTTAGTTTATTGGTTTGCCCTGCGATTGCTCGCGTTACGAGCGTAACAATATTTGTCGCACACGTCAACAATTTTTGTCACATACGCGACAACCTGGAATTGTGGGTTATGTGTGTCGAACTGTGGGTAACGTGTGGGTGACGACGTGGGCCTAGTACTGCCCTCTGAAAAAGCCCGGTTGTGTGTCATGTGTGTCATGTATTTGTTTAGACTTATGAAAGTTTATATACTGTATATATATACAGTAGTTTACAGTACAGGAACTAGGGCTGCGCGCAATCACGCAGAAAGTTTTGCGACTGAAAAAAAGATGGCACACATGACCCACACTGCCCACACGCCAGTTTTTGCAACGGAAAAAAGAGCGTAGCCGCGACCAAAACAGCTAAAAACGACACAAACTATCCCAAAAGAGACATAAAAACCCGTTTGTGGGCAGTGTGGGCATATCAACACAATGGCACACACTGCCCACACGACTGCCCACACGACTGCCCACACGACTGCCCACACGACTGCCCACACGTGTGTCATGTGTGCCATCCGGCCACACTGCCCACATGGCACACACTTTGCGCCCTGGTAGCTGCGTGCCGTGCGCCCTGGTAGCTGCGTGCCGTGTGCTGGCGGTCGGGTGGCGGTCGGGTGGCGGTCGGGTGGCGGCTGGCGGTCGGCTGGCGGTCGGCTGGCGGCTGGCGGTCGGCTGGCGGCTGGCGGTCGGCGGTCGGCGGTCGGCTGGCGGTCGAGGCCGGGAGGGGAGGGCCGACGGCTTGAGGCCACGGCTACGGAGCGCCCGCAGACAATTTTTTGCAGACAATTTTTTGCGTAGAATTTTTATTTTTTGTGATATAAACCCGACATGGTCTCATTCCCGCTATCAATTCGAGAGCTAAAAGCAACAGAGTCGCGCTTACAGGCCGTGTACGACGCAGCAAAACTGGGCCTGCGCGGCGAGACACTCGCGCTTGCAGCCGGTATGCTGCCGCAAGAGTTCATGACGCTGAGTAACTTTGATCCGGTCGTGAACATGGCCGCAATGAAGGGCAAAGCCGACGGCGAGCGCGAGATGGCAGAGATACTGCACAACGCAGCGCGAGGCGGCGACGCCAAGGCGGCGCTAGAGATACTGAAGCATCAACACGGCTGGGTCGCCAAGCAGGCCATCTCAGTAGAGATTGACCAACGCATATCCATAACCCAGGCGCTGGCAGAGGCAGAGCGGCGCGTCATAGAAATCATAGATGCAGACCACAATTTACCAACCTGAAGACGAACAAGAACTCATGGCCCGGCTGTGGAGTCCGGCGCTCAAAGACAACCCACTAGCGTTTGTGCTGTACCTGTTCCCCTGGGGACGCAAAGGGACGCCGCTGGAACACTTCACCGGCCCGCGCAAATGGCAGCGCGAGGTGCTGCAAGATATTGCCGACCATATTAAGAAGAACAAGGGCGTTGTCGACTACTCGGTATTGCAGGAGGCAGTGTCCAGCGGACGGGGTATCGGCAAGTCGGCGTTGGTCAGTTGGCTAACTATATGGATGATATCGACGCGCATAGGCTCAACAACCATTATCTCGGCCAACTCGGAAAACCAGTTACGCAGTATTACCTGGGCGGAGATTACAAAATGGCTAGCTATGGGGCTAAACAGCCACTGGTTTGAAATATCCGCCACCAGAGTGGCGCCAGCCAAGTGGTTGACTGAGTTAGTCGAGCGCGACCTAAAGAAGGGTACTAGGTACTGGGGTGTGGAGGGTAGGCTGTGGTCAGCGGAGAACCCTGATGCTTATGCTGGCGTGCACAATTTTGACGGTGTGCTGGTGATTTTTGACGAGGCGAGTGGTATTGATGACTCGATTTGGTCGGTCACTGGTGGATTCTTTACGGAAAACACGCCGAATCGTTTCTGGCTGGCGTTTTCTAACCCACGGCGCAACACGGGGTACTTTTACGAGACTTTTCACTCAAAGCGGGACTTTTGGGCGACTAAGGTGGTGGATGCGCGGACGGTGGAGGGGACGGACAAGGCGGTTTATGAGCGGATCATTGCGGAGTACGGGCCGGACAGTGCCCAGGCGCACGTTGAGGTGTATGGTGAGTTTCCACGGGCGGGGGATGACCAGTTTATTCCGTCGGACGTAGTCGACGAGGCGATGAAGCGGCCAAAGTACAAGGATGGGACGGCCCCTATCATTATTGGTGTTGACCCGGCGCGGTTTGGGGCGGATGCAACTGTGATTGCGGTCAGACAGGGGCGGGATATTGTGGCGATCAAGAAGTACCGGGGCGATGACACCATGACGGTGGTGGGGCATATTATTGAGGCGATTGAGGAGTACAAGCCTGCGCTGGTGGTAATTGATGAGGGTGGGCTGGGGGCGGGGATTGTGGATAGGCTCAAGGAGCAGCGGTACAAGATCAAGGGGGTGAACTTTGGGAACAAGTCAAAAAACCCGATAATGTATGGAAATATGAGGGCGCAGATGTGGGGGGATATGAAAGCGTGGTTGAAATCTGCTAGTATTCCGCACGATAGGTTTTTGAAGACAGACCTGATTTCGCCCTTAATGAAGCCTGATTCACGGGGTACGATCTTCTTGGAGAGCAAGAAAGAGATGAAAGCACGGGGTTTAGCTAGTCCAGATGCTGCGGATGCTATCTGTGTGACGTTTGCTTTCCCTGTGGCGCATCGTGAGTATCGTGAGGCAATTCCTCGCAGGTACTCTGACTATTCGGCGGTATCAACTGGATGGATGGGATCATGAAAACAAGCAAACCCGGCAAGAAATGATGGCTGACTACACGGGCATCAACAAGGTTGGTCAGGTTGCCAATGTTGGCGGGGGGCCGGGCGAGCAGGACGACCAGCGCGATATGTTGGCGACGATGCGCTCACGCTTGACAATGGCTGTGGATGCCTACAGCGACTCGCGCAGCAACGAACTGGATGATCTGCGGTTTATGGCGGGTAGTCCGGACAATCAGTGGCAATGGCCTGCTGACGTACTGGCGACTCGCGGGGCCGTCCAGGGGCAGACCATCAACGCCCGTCCTTGCCTGACTATTAACAAGCTGCCGCAGCACGTTCGGCAAGTCACCAATGACCAGCGCCACAACCGTCCAAGCGGTAAAGTCATCCCTGCCGACGAGATTGGCAATACGGAAATGGCGGAAATCTTCAACGGCATCGTGCGGCACATTGAGTACATCAGTGACGCCGACACGGCCTACGACACGGCTT